CGCGTAAGTGGCTCTAGCTACTAGGAGTAACGCAATGAAACTCCTAAATTACTAATATAGAACCTAGCTCAATGAATATGTGACTAAAAAAACCGGACCTCCCGGAAAAATTTCATCACAAATCAATGTACAAGCTAGTTCCGGGATATATATCCCCCCACAGCCACCGTGGGTAATCGATTAGAAAGATCGGGCTCGACTTAGGGCCTTTTGGTGAGTATTTCGCGGAGAAACACCACTCACCGGGTGTGAAATGGGTTATAATAATAAATATATAAATGAAAAATACAATAAAATATGTAATAATATGTAAATAAGTAAATAAAAGTAATATGTATAAAATGTAGTTCGTCACAATACCAAAGTAGGTTGTTGCTGCCCAAAGAACAATACTGGAGCGTTCAAGAACAAGCTCAAGTTAAAGTCCTCTGCAGTACTAACGTAATCTTTTATGGAATAGCGACTTTGCGCGTCAAGCCTCTGGTACGAATGTATAGTATGAGAGGTGAATGGACAAACATTAATGTCGAAGTTCGAGTAATCAAAGTATCTCGCAGGTAGGAATTTGCGATTAACTGAGTATGGTAACTCTACGACAAGCACGTGGTTATCATCCACTTTAGCCATTGCTGACAACCCTAAGGTCTCAGCCTCCGAAACTTGGCTTTTAAGTGCGATGTGTCCAGACGGTCCATCTGCATTTGCAGTAAGAGCCGTCGATGACGACGAGAAATTTTGCGGTCTCATATTTCGCGAGACCGTGTGTGGTCCACCCCACGTGGGGTTGGAACCTTTTGGGAAAACGTACATGTGCCTTATCCCGCCCGTGCGACAAGTAAATGCAGGGGTGAGAAAGTTAAGTAACGTCATTCGGCAAGCATTGATTGGTATCCTTACTGGGGGAGTTGCACTACTGAGAGTGGCATCGATCCCATTCTGCACACGACCTCTGTATCTAGGAAAATCCGAGGTGGTGATCTTGATATGTGCCCAATCAAGTATATTGTAAGTGTAGCAATCGTGGTAATTGTAACGTTTCAGTACTTGTCGAAATGATGTGATCGGGTCTCCATCGTAGATAGCTTGTATCTGCCGCGCTGGCTGAGATGGTGACAATGTATACTTCTTCATGGCACAAATTGGACTGTCTTCGCAGTCCTTCATTTCTTCCATTCCCGATTGTGGAAAGAACGACACGCGTTGTAAATGGTGATCTTCTGGTCCCAAAACCTCAAAATCATCCCCTGCTGAAACGAATACCAATACACGAATGTCATTGGGTACTGTTGTACTAGGAGATGTTAATCTGCTAAGAACAGAAACTTCTATCAAACCATTTGCTAGCGGATCTGCTAGTAATCTCACGGTCGTGTCGAATGGTAACACATTACCTGCGTTAGTCAGCGTAGGCGAATTACAATATGCCTGTGGCTGAGACCATCCGACGGACACCTCAAAATCATGTGTGTCCTCTATATCAACAATCAGCGTTTCATTAATGTTAAGTTCTTGACTAACGAACGCTCTTGGGTCAAATCTCACCATCAATCTTCCACGATGGTAAGGGCTTGCTACGATCATAAACCGGAATTTAATGGTTCCTCGCCACCGGTTGAAAGGGAGCGCAGCAAAGCACATGGCTGTTGGGACAAGCCCCTGTTGAACGATTGCCGAATTGTCTGGCGACGGATAACCGGATAAGCTATACAAGAAGGGTGTAACCCTGCAAGTAAATAAACGTGCATCCGTGGCGTTCGCTTGGCCCCATCCAAATTGAGTGAGGTACGATTGTCTCTTAGCTATTGAGGAAATAGTCATTTCATCCTCACCAGCTAATCCTAAGACTCTAGTATCTACTGTATTCTCTTGTTTCACATCTAGCGTCAATTTCATAGCAGTATCATGCACATTGGAATTGGCTATATTTGGATAGATAGACGGGATCATTCTCATAGGTTGTTCTGGGACTATTGGTCTGCTAAAGCCGAACATTCGCGCTACTGCGCCGACTTGTCCGGCAAGGGTCTGCGTGGCCATTGCCCATGGTCCTATATAGGGTGCTTTTTCTAGCATCCCAGCCATTTTTTCAATAATCAATGCCTTACTGGAAACCATGCCAGTATACTCACTTCCAGATTGGGCCACCAAATTTGCAGGCGGTTGGGAAGTAGAGCCAATTAAGGTAACATCAGTTGCCCAGATAATAGTATGTATTTCTATCGGGTCAGTACCTCCATTGGCGTGTTTCAGTTGAGTAAAAGTCTTTAGTCCTATAGTTCCAAGATTCCCCCAGTCTCCTGTGGGAATGGATATGGAATCAGTGGGATAGATAAAGGCATGGTCAGGGTACCTCCATGAGCACCGCAGGCATCCAACATAATGTTGGGCCTTTGCGAAAAGGAGATAAGATTCTGTTCCCTGTCGATAGCGTAATGTACGTTGCTAAATCGATCAAAGGCACGCATTGGTGTGTAGTACACAAGTACTTTTCCGTAATTGAAGCTGGATCCGTTTATCACGAATTTCATGTGTAACGTAGCTCTAATGGAATTGTAATTGCAAATTCTGTTGACTACTCTCTTGTTATTAAAGAATTGGTTCCAGGGATTAATAGTTACATCAAAAGTATTCCCAACCGCCCACAGAAAAGTGGGACCACGGATGGGTCTTGCTAAAAAGTCCTGGACAGAGAGAGTGTCTGGTTGTCCTATTGAAAATGTGTCACCTGGTTCTGATGGAATTGCTGTATGCCATGTATCAACGGAATCTGCGAATTCGACATTTTCTGTTCGTAAATTTGTATCTTGGTGTGTATCTTGTGTTGTTTCCAGTATTTGTTTCTAGATAGCATGCGTGTACTGATTACATGATATCGTTTTTACCACAAG